CTGTAAACTGACATCCGATAAATACATATTTTTCAAATCGCTGTTTTGGTAACCGAATGGTTTGGAAGTATCCATACAAGATTTGAATAAAAACGGGCTGTTATTTGTCGGCGTTGTACCATTATTTGTGGCACCATTATTGGTATATTGCGACGTATTAGCACAGCAGTCGCCGCACGCGCTCATTTGATTGACTTTAATAATCGTGTCGGCATTATTGCATAAGTAGCGCCGGTATTCCCAATTAGATTTAATATTGGCTTCTTGACGGATGCGTTCATTAATAACCGACCCAGGCTGCCAATCAGCATAATTTCGTCCATCGTTCATGATCGCTGGAAAATCTAAATGGATATTATTTGAACCCGCATAACATGTTCCCCAACTCATTTGTATATATTATATAAGATATAAAAATGATTATTGCGTATTACTTTTTACTATAGCCTTCTTTCTTTGGTTCCATCATGCCTTCCATTTTTTCAAGCATGTCTTCCATCTTTGGCATCATGGCTTCCATCTTTGGCATCATGCCTTCCATATTCATGACTGCCGTTTCTTTTTTCTTTTCTTCCATCATCATGCCTTCAATTGTCGGTCGCGTGAAAAGATAATAAAGCCCTACCGCAATTATTGCTAAAAATATAAGCTTAACGCCCATCTTATTATTTATTTTCGTCCTGGATTTCATTTTATATATAATAATATTTTATATTTTATTTATTTATTATGCGATTTATTTCATCACCCAATTGGCACGTGCACACATATCTTGTTCATTCGACTTTAACAGATCGTTTAATTTTTTTAATACTACACTATCCTCATCACCGTCGCTATTTTTAATAAGTGATTTGTATTTGCTATCATCTATTTTTATCCCTCGTATATCTTTCATTCTTTTATCATCACTATACGCATTATCCGTATTATTTAAAATTGTTCGGAGTATATAGGATTGATACATTGTGATCCCACTGTTTTCGGATAGAGTATTTCCGGATATATCTGACCCATTAACAAGGAGCCCTTCAATCGTTGGACGCGTAAAAAAGTAAAAAGCGGCTGCCCCAATTAATATTAAAAAAATAAGTTTGATTCCTAATTTATTTTTTATTTTTAATTTGGATTTCATTATAAACTGTTATTATACACTGTTATAATATTTTTTTTCATCTTTCATCTTTCATTTTTTCAACAACGCGACTAATTCGGGTTTCTTTAATTTCTTAACTTCTTCTTTCGAAGCCAGACTTTTATCCGATACAACTTTCCGCAAATCATCGACCTTCATATGTTCATACGCACTAGTGCTATTTACGTCCGAGTGCAATGTTTCATCATCCATAGGAATTAAATTGAGGAGATTTAACGGTTCATCTACTACTACAGTCGGTGCTACTTCTACAGAGTGTGCTACCGAGTGTGCTACATCTACATACTCTGTTACTTCTACAGCCGGTGCTGCGAGATGAACTTCCGACAATAGCTCAAACTCCATCGGCGGCATATTTTCCGAATGTTTGTTAAGCTTAATGACTTTAATATTTTCTTCGCATTCACCTTCCTCTTCACTCTCGCTGTCCTCTTCATCGCTCTCACTGTCACTGTCTTCACTATCACTCTCGTCATCTTCATCATCCGACACAACAATTTTTTCCCGCTCTAATTTTTGAACAGCCCGAATGGCTTCTTCCGATGCCAAATGATCGGAACTAATTGTGCTGCCGCCGCCCATGCCCATGCTGCAGATGCCATTGCTGCCCATACCGCACATGCCACTGCTACCCATGCCACTGCTACCCATGCCACTGCCACCCCGGATATCATTTTGAACGCCGGTAATAAACGACGTCAACACGCGGTTTTGCTTTTCCAAGGTATTTTTCACCTCTCCTAAACGCGTATTAAAATAAACGAAAAGAAAACCGCAAAAGAGAACGGTAATTAAAATAGGAATAAAATTTAAACTACAAATGCTCATTATTTGAATAAAGGTTATATAATTTTAAATAGTTATTGAACGAATTATTATATAGATTAAATATTTAATTCATTTAAGGTTTCACTTGTTAGTTTTATAATTTCAGCCGGATAGTCTAAATCTTTTAAAACTTTAATACCGCCTTTTACATCAGAAATGCCTTTTTCCATTTTATAAGTATATTTAAAATCGCCGTCGGTATTTTCAATTTTCATATGATAATTGTGCATGCGTTTCTCGCTCTCTAAACGGCGACACAAATCGAGAAAATGGGTCGTAATGACAAAATTAACATTGTCATAGGCGTGTAAGTATTTCAAATAACCATAAGCACTGCTAATGGCTTCATATGGGTTGGTGCCGGAATACAGTTCATCAAACACGCAGAAATGTCTTTTTTGAATTTTGCTAAAAGGCTTTGCGTCGCCTTCGCCTTCGACTTCGGCATCCTTTTCGCCTTCGGCATCGTTTTCGCCTTCGGCATCGTTTTCGCCTTCGGCATCGTTTTCGCCTTCGGCATCCTTTTCGCCTTCGGCATCATATTCGCTATTTTCTCTTTGCTTATCCGCATTTATTTTTGCCAGAATATCTTTACACCGCTTTGCCTCCGCTTGAAACAAACTATCGCGCGCCGACGTATCGGGGATGTTAATATAACAGTGTATCATATCATATGGATTAATGTTGGCTTTTTTGTAAAACCCATACCCAATCTGTTGCGAGAGAATGATATTAAAAATCGTGGTTTTCAAGAGGGTTGTTTTGCCGGCTGCATTCGGACCCGTTATTAACAAATGTTTATTTAATTTATAGCTGTTTTTCACTGGTTTATCGTTCACCAGGGAGGGGAAATAAGCCTGTTTAAACGACGTGACAGCCTTGCCCTTTTTAAACTTGCAGGAGCTAATATTTTTTGCCTTAATATTCTCTCGAATGCCTGTTAAATTATCAAAATAACCATTGAAACCAAACGAGTATTGCAGCGATAAATGAAAATCATTATTACGGTATAATTTATAGAAATATTTCATCAGTTTTCCGATCTGTGCCGCTTTTTTAATTGTTAATTTCTTCACCGAAATTTCGTTTAATTCTTTCAGCATTTGAGCGCAGACGACCCGATGTTGCCGCATATTTTCAATAAAGCTGGCGTAGGTTTTTAAGGGCGCGCACTGAGCCTCCAATATATCCATATTTTTCAAAGTGCCCGCTAAATAATCCCGCACTGTAAATATTTGTTCATGGATTTTCGTCATGTTGTAATAGAACTTGCGGCATGCCATAATATTCTGATAAATTTGTATCACGTAAAATACAGCCGTGGCAACGACATACATTATTTTTTCAAAACTGGCATTCGATAAATCAAATATTTTTCCGAGCTGATGTTTTTTAAACACCATTTTCAGGAGTTCAATGTATTTCTCAAATGTAATGGGCATACCACGCGCCTTGAGGATAAGCATTGGTAGAATTAGGAAAAAAATAGGCAGCATGAGCGAGAAGAGCGGCGAAGCCATATTGTAAATGCTGAGACACTGTAAAAACTTCGCATTGGTATTCAGTACCGCAAGACGCTCCCATTCAATGTAACTGTATTTTTCGGCGAAGCCGGTTTCACCTTTAATCTCGCACCAGATGGCGAACATTTTTTCTTGTATTTCGGCGCTTACGTGTTGGGCTGCTGCTGGCGCTTGTACTGGAGCTGGCGCTGACGCTTGTAAGAGCTTTTGACTGTCTTTCAAAAAGCTTGGGTCAGCCGTATAATATTTACTCCAGAGTGGCATGACTTTTGTTCCAAAAACCGTAGAAGGCTTAAATACATATTTATACAAAGAGTCGGCGGGGTCAGTCGGTAATAATTCTAAATCATTTATCGTATGTTCTTCTAAAACAGATTTATTAGCTAAAAAGGCAATTGGCAGTTCAAAAAAATCGTGCGATGCCTCTGCTTCGCTTTGTGATCCTGCCCCTGCTGCGCTTTGTTCACTTGCACTTGCCTCGGGCATATCTATATTTGCGGCTTTCATAAAGCCAGAAATTAGTTCTTCTATCATTTATTTTTATTAATCATTGAGATTAATAACAACTATTTTGAACGTATATATTGTTTGAACGTAATTATATTTGCTATATGCTTACATTTGCTATATGCTAACGCTTACATTTGCTAACGCTTACATTTGCTAACGCTTATACTTATACTTACATATTCTTATCAATATATACCGTTTTCGCAATCTTCCGAATAATTTTACTCTCATTCTCGGGTATAGTGCCGCCAAACCCGCCCATTGCTTGCCTCGTTAAGCTCAAATAAGTTTCATTTAAACGATGCATGTTGTTCTTGCAATTCGGATACATTTCCCGCCAGATAGGCAATAAGCGAATATTCTTGGCAGTAATGCGTTGCACAAGCATCCGCACTTGATCATGGTCACTGGTTTCTTTCGTCCATATATTATCCGCATGAACATACATCGTATCGCGCTTGGTATCGCTACAATGTATTGGTCGTTTATGGACATCCATCTCATTGAGTTTCTTAATGATAATATCGGATATACCATCTACGTAGCCGAGGCTGCCAACTTTTTCAAGATCTGAGATTTGGAGTTGGAACGAATCAGCAAAATCCTGAATATTCATCGCATCTTTACAATGCTCATTCAAGAAGATTTGCATATTGAAGGTTTTGTTGTGGCTGTTTTTATTATTATTAATAGTCGTGTTATTGTTATTTTTACACATTTCAAACATTTTCTCTTGAAAATCCTGATTCTGTTTTTGCAAATCTTGGTTTTGTTTTTGTAGATTAGTATTATTTTTTACAATTTCTAAAATTAAATTTTTAAAATCGGAATTTTCTTTTATAAAAATACCTAATATATTTTCATTTATTTCAGGTTCATCTTGTTCATCTTGTTCATCTGTTTCATCTGAAATATTAACATTACAACATTTTTTTTTATGAGCTGAAAGCGTTGAACTATGTTTATAAATTTTTCCACAATTGCAAATATTTTGATTTTGAGGATTTTTAATGATGATGTTAGGATTCTCATTTGTTTTATGTTTTATGGTCTCCTCGTGTTTTTTATAATCTTTTTTGTTACATGTATTGTAATCACAACTTTTACAACAATACTGCTTGGGGATTTTGGGGACTTTTTCGTTAGGCATTTCGTTATATATATTCCTAATATTAAAATCCCTAAACCTTTTACAAATAAAATTATAAAAAGTGGAAAAAATTATGCTCACAAACATTTTCACCCAAAAATAAAAATGAGAGCATAATGGTCACAACTCGTTTTTTCATGTTTTTTACAGAGCCCGGAGGGCGATATTGAGTTTTGGACATTTATAAATGTCCAAAACCGAGTTGCGACCAACAAGTCTAGAATTATTCGTTTTTTTCATTCTTATATATTCTTATCAATAAAGACTGATTTCGCAATCTTCCGAATAATTTTACTCTCATTCTCGGGTATAGTGCCTCCGAACCCGCCCATCGCTTGCCTCGTTAAGCTCATATAAGTATCGTTCAGTTTATGCATATTATTTCTGGAATTAGGGTACATATCTTGCCAGATGGGGATCATTCGGATATTCTTAGCGGTAATGCGTTGCACCAGCGCCCGTACTTCATCATGATCACTATTATCTTTGATCCAGACATCGTCGGCATGTACATACATCGTATCGCGCTTGGTATCGCTACAATGAATCGGGCGTTTATGGATATCCATCTCATTGAGTTTCTTAATGATAATATCGGAGATACCATCTACATAACCAAGGTGTCCAACCTTTTCAAAGTCTGAGATTTCTAATTTGAACGAATCAGCGAAATCGTTTATATTCATCGCATCTTTACAATGCTCATTCAAGAAGATTTGCATATTGAAGGTTTTGTTATGGCTATTTTTTGTTTTAGTATTATTGATTGTCGTGTTACTATTTTTACAGACTTCTAACATTTTCTCCTGGAATTCATGATTTTGTTTTTGCAAATCGGTATTGCTTTTAACGAGTTCAATGATTAAATTTGTTAAAGATTTAATGTCGGATATATCATTACCATTCTCACTATTTTTATCGATGTCCATATTTTTCACATAATAATTACAATTTGATATTTCTTTATTTTTACATTTCAGCTTATGTCTAGATAAGCTTGATGCATGATTAAATAATTTTCCACAACAACAAGAATGTTTTTCATCCAGATTTTTTTCGATAGCATTAATAGCATTAATATGTTTACCTGTTGCTAAATGTGTATTGTAATTGCTTTTCTTAGAGCATTTGAAATCACATGTTTCACACGAAAATACTTCGGCATTTTTCAGCATTTTTTCATTAGCAGTTTTTAGCATTTATATATGCTAATAAAAAAATGCCTAAACCTTTTACAAATTAAATATAAAAAGTGGAAAAAATTATGCTCACAAACATTTTCACCCAAAAATAAAAATGAGAGCATAATGGTCACAACTCGTTTTTTCACGTTTTTTACAGAGGGCGAAGCCCGATATTGACTTTTGGACATTTATAAATGTCCAATTTCGGTTTGCGACCAACAAGTCTAGAATTATTCACTTTTTTTGAAATCTATGAATCTATATATATATTTTTTAAGCTGCCCAATTTTCGGTCAATTCAGAAATTTGTGTTTGGTAATGCTGCTCAATCATTTTCAAATGGCGCATATCACGCGGTGTGACAAAATTAATTCCGACGCCTTTGCGCCCCCAGCGTCCGCTGCGACCAATTCGGTGTAAATAAGTATGCACGCAGTTCGGGACATCGAAATTAATAACGGTACTGACTTGCTGCACATCAATCCCTCGCGCAGTTACATTTGACGAAATTAATACCCGATGTTTGCCGTTTTTGAAATCTTCGTAATTTTGCGTACGCTCTTCTTTTTCCATCCCGCTGTGGATCTGACAGACCGGATAATTGTCATTATTCATAGCCACATATAAATCATGCACCCGTTTAACGCTATTACAATAAATAATAGATTGACTGACGGTCAGTGAACTATAAATATCTTTCAGTGTTTCGTATTTGGAATCATCGTTGTCGAGTGCGACATAAAACTGCCGAATACCTTCCAAGGTCAATTGTTCGCTTTTCACCAGAATTTTCACCGGATTGCGCATGAACTTCTCCGTCAAACTATTTAATTCGGTCGGCATTGTTGCGCTAAATAACGCCACTTGTATATCGTGCGGCATATCTCGCGAGGTAAAAATATTGTACACTTGGTCTTTAAAACCAGCCGATAATAATTCGTCCGCTTCATCCAAAATTAAAATCCGCAAATCTTTGACTGATAGGCGCTTTCGTTTAATCATGTCGTGAATTCGCCCGGGACAGCCAATAATAATTTGTGGCTGCCTATCGCGCAGTTGTTGGATTGTTTCATCCGTTGAGGTGCCTCCGATCATCAACTGGGTTTTCAAATCAGGAAAAAGGTTTCCGAGTGTATCAATCACTTTTTTGGTCTGCATGGACAATTCACGTGTAGGCGACATGATCATCGCTTGCGGGTAATTTTTAGTTGTATCAATTAGCTCTAATACGCCAATGGAAAAACACGCTGTTTTCCCCGTCCCTGACTGCGCTTGAGCAATAACATCTCTCTTTGAGAAAAGAGGGAGAATAGCTTTCTTTTGGATCGGGCTGGGGCGTTCAAAGCCGCTCGCATAAATCCCGCGCAAGAGCGGGGTCTTGGCGTTTAATTCCTCCCATTCGGTAATTTCATTATTAATATTGTCGGTGGTTGCGCTTGTTGTTTGAAATTCACTCATTAATAGTTAATGTTAATACAATATGTTTAAGTATTGTTTAAAAAATTGATATAAATATATATTGACTATTATTACAAGC